AGCGAAGAGGGTCGATTCTCATTGGTGAGTTTGGGCAAGGTGGACAGAAGATCATTCCTATCATCCATCCTGCAGCAGCCCTCAGGAATTATATCCTCACTCACTTCATCCGCTTCGATCTGAGACGTGCAAGGGAGGAAAGTGCTTATCCTGACATTCGCTTGCCTCATCGCATCCTGCGGATTGAGCCTACTTTTATTGAGGCTATTGCTTATATCCAGGCAGCTAATGAACTGCCTCGGATAGGCTATGATATCGAGGTCTTCAATGATGAGATATCTTGCCTGTCAATAGCTCATAGTCCTTACGACTGTATGTCTATTCCCTTTGTCTGGGACGGCAGGGACTATTTCACTGTCGATCAGGAAGCTGAGATATGGAGGAACCTTGCAACTCTCCTCGAGAACCCTGATGTTGAGAAAACAGGTCATCATATCACTTTCGACTTTACCTTTACGTTCCTTAAGTATGGGATTATCTTCCGTAACATCCAGTGTACGATGGTGAAGTGTAAGATATGCTATCCTGACTTTCCTAAGGGCCTGGACTTCGTCACGTCGATCTTCACGAAGGAACCTTACTATAAGGACGATGGGAAGCGGTGGTTCAAGATGGGTGGTTCTTATCGTGACTTCGCTATCTATAACGCAAAGGACTCTGCTGTTGATATAGAGGTTCTTCCTGCTCTTGACGCTGAGGTTCAGGTTCAAGGAAATGAAGCGACAGTTGAACGTCAGACATCTATAATCCCATCTCTCGTCTATATGCAAGCTAAAGGCATAAAGGCTGATGTTGCAGGAATGAAGAAGATGATTGCTGAATACGACTTCAGGATCAATGAGCTTCAAGAAGAGTTGAACAAGCTATGTGGATATGAGATAAACCCAAGCAGTAGCCCGCAGCTTCAGAACTACTTCTATATCAAGAAGGGTATCAAGCCTTACGTCTCCAGGTCGACAGGAAACATAAGCGTCGATGCTATGGCCCTCAAGCGTCTCAGCAAACGTGGCTTCAAGGAGGCAAAGGTTATCCTTGAGATGCGACACCTTCTCAAGATCAAGGGAACTTATTTTGAAATGGACCTTGATACTGATGATCGTATCCGTTGCTCGTTCGATCCTGTAGGGACTGACAACGGTCGTCTTTCAAGTAGCAAGACTATCCTTGGCAAGGGTGGAAACATGCAGAACCTTCCACCCGAGATGCTCCGCTTTCTCCTCGCAGACGAAGGCTGCTTCCTATATAACATCGACCTTGGTCAAGCTGAGAATCGTCTTGTTGCTTATATATCACCTGAGCCTAATATGATCGCTGCCTTCGAGAAGGGCATAGATATCCATAAGCAAACAGCTGGCTTGATCTTCAACAAAGAACCAAAGGACATAAGTGATGAACTCGGAAGCTCAACCATTGGCGGTGGCGTTTACTCAGAAAGATTTTGGGGGAAGAAAAGTAATCACTCTCTCAATTATGATCTCGGCTACAGAGCTTTTGCTCTCGTCTGTGAAATCCAAGACCATGAAGCTAAATATATCGTTAAAAGATACCACTCTGTCTATCCAGGGGTTCGACAGTATCACGCCTGGATACGAGCTCAACTTGGTAAAAACAGGACAATTACAAATTGCTTTGGACGCAAGCGACTGTTTACCAATAGATGGGGAGACGAACTCTTCAAAGAAGCTTACGCCTTCATTCCTCAGTCAACAGTTGCTGACATCATCAATGAACGAGGATTAGCATATGTTATGGATAATCCTCAGTTCAAGGGTGCAGAGATACTTAACCAAGTACATGACTCTCTCGTTGTCCAGATTTCTTATGTTGATGTTCCAGTATGGCGACACGCTGAGATGTTAAAGCTTCTGGTAGATTCACTGCAGAAACCAATAACTTTCAGAGGTCTCACCTTCTCTATACCTGCTGATACTAATGTAGGTATCTCACTAACAAAAGACAAAAAGAAAGTAAGAGGAGTTCCTGTCAATGAGCACTCGACTGTTGAAGGACTGGCTAGAGAGTTATCTCGTATACACAGCGAAGTCAGAGCCGCCAATCTTATACAAGACATGGACTGCTATATCAGTGATAGCAGCCTGTATGAGGAGGAAGTGTAAGTTCCAATGGGGAACTATCAGCATATACCCAAACTTATATATAGTCCTAGTTGGTCCTCCTGGTCGATGCAGGAAAGGGACCGCTATGACTGTTGGGGAGAGTATGCTCAGGGAATTGGGGATAAAGTTATCTTCCAGTTCTATTACTCGGGAAGCTCTTGTTCACCAGCTGAAGACAAGCAGCGACACACATATAGATGAAGGTGGAAAGATGTATCTCCACAGCTCACTAACAATCTTCAGTAAGGAGCTAACAGTGTTCCTTGGCTATAACAATCTCCAGCTTATGGCTGACCTGACTGACTGGTTCGATTGTGGAGATGTCTGGGAGTATAGGACAAAGAACATGGGAACTGATGACATCACAGGAGTTTGGGTTAACTTGATAGGAGCAACTACTCCTGACCTCCTTGGCTCGACTCTCCCTCGTGATGCTATTGGAGGTGGTCTAACAAGCCGTATGATCTTTGTGTATGAGCAAGACAAGGACCACACTGAGCTTGCACCTTTCCTTTCAGAAGAGGAGATGGAGATTGGTGCAAAGCTTCTTGTTGACCTCGAAAGAATCGCAATGCTTCAGGGTACGTTTAAAGCAACTGAGGGTTATGTTGAGAAGTTTACAAGGTGGTATGCTTATACGGACAGTAATCCTCCTCCCTTCGACGATCATAGGTTTGCCCCATACTTTGAGCGTAAGCCCACTCATCTATGGAAGCTTTCTATGATAATGAACGCTTCTCGAACGAGTGATATGCTGATTACAGAGGACGACTTCGACAGAGCTCTCAACGTTCTTGATGTAACAGAACGTATGATGCCAAGAACGTTCTCTGGCTTTGGGAAGAGCAGAGATGCTGACGTCCTCAATAGGGTCATGACTATTGTTGGGACAAGGAAACGTATTAGTTTGCCAGAGCTCCAGGGAATGGTTTATCTGGATGCTGACAGCAGAACACTCGATAGCATAGTAACAACCCTTGAGTCAATGAACTTCTTAACGATAGGACGTGAGGGAACACAGTCAATACTGGAGTATAAGAAACAATGAATATGCTTGATCTTGATACCATCTATGAAGTCCAGGAACAACCTGTCCTCTTTATGCGTCCAGGTATCCTCAGCTGCCCTCCTATCCCAAAGGCTCTTAATGGAGTTAATCCCAGGACGATAAAGGGTAAGGGTTGGTGGGATAAGCAGAGGAAAGCTGTGTATAAGCAGAACAACTATCACTGCTTTGCGTGTGGAGTCTGGGAGAAGAAGGCTAGACCAAATCCCTGGCTAGATGCTCATGAGATATATAGGGTCAGTACAAAGACAGGGAGGGTAACACTTAAGGAAATAGTCGCTATCTGCCCAGCTTGCCATAAGTTTATCCACCTGAGCTTGGTGCAGAAGCAACACGCAGCTGGAATTATCTCATATAAAGATATGCAATATATCGTGATACATGGGCTTGATCTTGTCAGATCGTGGAAAGTTCCTATCCTTCTCGGGACTCTGCAAGTAGCTGAGTATATGTTAGGCTTCCTCATTCAGTATAAGAAGTTCAACATAAGACCTCCTTACGCATATGACCTTGAGTGGGATAAGTGGCATCTTGTTCTTGATGGAAAGAAGTATAGGTCGAAGTTTAAAGATGAAGAAGAGTGGAGACGGTTCTATAACAAACAAGGAGGATAACATGATTAAGGCAACTATAGATTTGTTGGACGATGTTACTAAAGGAAACAAGAAGGGATATATAAGGAATAGTTATCTAGTGTTTCATGGCTGGAGGCTTAAGAAAGGTGACGATGGTTATATGACTATAGAAATGCTGTATAAGGATGGTACAGCTTTAGCTACTTGTACTCTACATGATGTAGACTTTAATATAGGAGACACACTTTCGTTCTACATAAATGCTGGACTTATGAAGGTGAAGATAACGTAACAATAACTATGTTCAAAAATTGAACAAAGGAGGCAAAACATGAAGACACGAATAACCCCTCTTGAAAACACGTATCACTACGAAAGTGCGAGACGGCAGATATTAGAAAGCCACACGGGCTGGCCAGTGTGCTCGTGTGGCCTTCTTCATACATCAGTTGCAGGAATAGCTAATCATATAGCTAGCGTTCAAGATCTCCTGCATCTGGATACTGTTCCAGTATATCAGGCCTCCGAATCACTTCTGTCATAAGCAAGCGTCTCTGCTTCGGGTCAAGTACCCTGAACTGTGCGGCTCTTCTCAGGGTACTTGGCTTGATCCCAAGACGCATCATCCGCTCGATGAGATCAGTTGTCAGCGGCTTACCCTTTGCAACTGCATCAAGAACATCATCTATCGTCTCGGTCTTCTGGTCAGCAAGTAGCTTCTCCTTATCACCAATGTTCCTCTCAGCAACCCTGATCCTATTCAGTTCAATAGGCTCAGCTCCAGCTACCGACTTAGCCACGAAAGTTGCAGTGTTATCTATATGCCAGAGGCGTCTGCCTCTTTCATCTTTCACCCAACCATCCTTATCCACTACCTGCTCAATCACATTTCTCCAGTGGCGAATAATAGGGAAGATAGACGAGCCAGCCCTCATCCCTTCAACTCCTTCAAGCCCGTGTCCATCAACAAGAGGAGTTACTACATTCTTATATAGGCTCGTGATGTCAGAAAGTGTAGGTCCAAGCCAATCCTTCATGCTTGCAGGAAACTGAAACGTAGCAGGAGCTGTAATATCAACTCCAAGAGCTCCTCCGATCCCTCGACTTGCCCTGGGATATTCCTTATTCATCCAATTCTCAAGCTCATTCCACCCTTGCATCATGCCCAGGATAGGCAGGGACTTAGCGATCATAACAAGCCCGCGAGGTCCACCGAGAGCAAGCTGCATCCCTATATATCGTGCGATCTCAGGACCTCTCAACGTACTGATGAATTCCATCTCCTTAAGTAGATAAGGCTTAAACTGCATCAACAAGCGACCAGTTGGGCTCCTCATGATCTCAGGAAGTGAAGCCATATCATAAGTGAACTGCTGGAACCAGTTAGCCTTAATCGCTGTATCACGAGCTGCAGCCTCAGACATCCCAGAACTTTTAGCCATGAGATAGTTAGCAGCAAGTGTCAGCTTACGAACTGGAAGCTCAGGCGCCTGGAACAGGCCAAGAGGTTCGATCAGTGAATGCATCTTCCTACCAAACTCAGTCTTCGGTGCTGCCAAGATTCCCCATCTCTCAAACGTACCTCTCGTTGAAAGCTCACCAGTTGCACTTTCAACTATATTAACACCAAGATAGGGTTCCATAGCTTTCATAAAATCCTTACCCTCAGCTGTCTTCAGGAAAGCTGCGCCCTCAGCAACATAACGAGTTCCAGTCTTCGTCCAGATATGACCAAGTCCACTAGCGGCATTGATAAGCCCCTTGACAGGTGCATAACCAAGCTTAAGGTTTGCTTCAAGCTCACGAGATGCTTGGATAGCCTTCGAGTACAGACGCTGGCTTCCCACATTCTTAAGAAGTCCATCAACGATCTCGTCTCCCTTATAGTAACGGCCCTTAATATCCTCAATATAACGATTGAGATATGCTTGTTCCTCCTCGTTCAAGAAGGGTCTCTTGATGTCTCTCGTCCCAGTAGTTCCATCCTTCTTGACATAGGACTCTTGCCCAACAACCTCAGTCTTCATCATGGCTTTCCTTGCAGCATCAATAGCTGGATCAAGAGCCATCTTCTTCTCCATACTATACATATAGTTATAGAGAATGTCAAAGACATTCTTCTCACCCTGGAGGAACTCACGTCTATCCATCGTGTAAGGGGAGAACTGATAAGTTGGCTTGATGAAGAACCTACCCTGCAACCCCTTCTGTGCAAGTCTTCTTGCAGCTGCACTATTTATTCCCTCTATGCTCTTCTTCAATCCATTCTGCATGTTCCACAAGAGTCTATTATACGAACGCTTAGAAAGACCAGTAGCAAGCTCTTCCAAGTTGTGCTTCGTGTCGATCTGGAACTCCTTATCAGGATACAGCTCAACAAGGTCAGCAAACTTTCTGGCAGCGTCTGCTTCTGACATGGCCTTCGCGTAAAGCCTCCCTCCAGATACAATTCTAAGAGGTCCACGCTCATAGTGAGTAACGTAATCGTCGAGACCCCACTTGTCAATATCTGCGTATTCCTTTGCAGTGTCACGGATAACCTCCTCATCGACCCATGCCCGCTGTCTGCGACGGCCAAGCTTATCAAGGACAACATGAGTCTTATACTTAGCAATAACCTCCTCAACAGGACGACCAGCGATAATCTCAGCAAGAGCTGCATTTTCATCTTCGTTGAGGTTGTTCTTGAAGTCCTCCCTCAGATGAGCCTTATACTTATCTCTCACAGCATCAAGCTCAGTCCTGACCATGCGAGCTGCTTCAAGTTCCTCAGGAGAACCCTCAGTTGTCTTTCCCTCAAGGATATCTCTGATCCGTTCCTTGCTCTCTACACTTGCCAGAGTCGTCTCAGCAGCTCTCACAGTCTCATTCCTCTGCGAAGCGGCAAAGTTCCCCTCATACATCTTCTTGTGAAGATCGAAGATAAGAGGCTCCATCTTCTTATTGTCGATATATGCAAAGTCAGGTGTGTTAGCCTTAGTGCGGACGAACCTCCTTAGGTTCTCACCCATCTTAGCAATCATCCCATCTACAAAGTCACTATCAACACGAGCTATCAGCTGCTTCCCGTTGACTTCAGCTATCACTCTCTTATGCTCAGCATTTGCTTGAGACTTACGTTCACCAAGGAGTCTCTTAGCAAAGTTATAGATCTGCTGTCCACCCAGCATATCGAAAATAAGCTCTCCTCCCTCTTCAGGTGGAAGCTCCTCTCCAAGCCCTTCTTCCTCAAGCTTCTTGTTATATCTGTCTATCTCAGCCTGAACACTCGATGTATCCTTCTTCCTGCGTCTCATAGCCTTCAGTCGAGCGTCAAGCTCAGCACGACTCTCAGATGCCGCAGGCTTAACAGCTTCAGGCTTCTCGATCTTAACACCTGCCTTCTCAGCCTCAACCTTTATCTGTCTTCTCTCAAGGGCAAGTTTCATCTCGAGGAGCCGTTCCTCCTTACTAATAGGAAGATTATCTACAAGCGTGTCCAGTGTAGCATCATCAAAGTGGTTTTGCATCTTGATGATCAGATCAGCTGCGTTACTGATAGGCTCTTTGTCGATAGTCTCAAGATCACGTTCGATCTCAGCTTCAATCTCAGCTTCACGCTCAGGTGTCATTTCAGGAGCAGGCTTACGAGTCTCATCAGCTTTAACTTCAGCTCTTAGCTTCGCATTCTCCTGAACTTTTGCAAACGCATCCTCAGCAGCTACTACTTCTTCAGGTGCAGGTTCAGGAAGATTCTTAATTCGATCTTCAATGATCTTAGCCCCATCAGCTTCCTTCATCTTGCTGATTGCTGAGTCCTTATATCCAAGTCTCTGAAGCTTATATCGAGTTTCAGGTGTAACTGTGTTCAAATTTTGAACAGAGGTTGTGGGTTCGGCTCCTTTGTTTCTTACAAGGCCTTTATCAAGTATAACATACCACCCGTATGTCTCATCTCCATACTTTACTGCATCATACCCATCCTTCTTGAGAAGTGTAGAAAGCTCTTCCCCAAACTTCTTCGCATCTATACTATACCATCCACCTTCAGGGTGAGGGACTTTTCCAATATTATTAAGTGCTTGCTTGTTATACTTCATCCATAAAGAGTCTACATCTGTGATTTCAGTAAATATATCTTCAGCCTCCTGGAGCACTGGAAGTGAGTCAGCTTCTATTACTTTTGTAGGATTCTTTATTATTACTTCTTTAACATCTCCAAAACCTTTTGCATCTTCCCTATTTGTAAAGGCATACAAACCTTCTCCTTCTGTTGGAGCACCAGTATTACGACCCTCTCCTCTATACAAAGTTATAGTTTTTTCCTGCTTATTCTTAATAATATCAATCTGCTCACCATGCTCCATAGCCTGAATATCTTCAGCTGTATAACCAAGCTTCTCCAGCCTCAGGCGATTCCTTCTCGACGCCTTCGTCTCCGCTGTCGTCCCCTCAAGTGCTTGAACATCTCCACTTGTGCTAACCGTTTCTCCGCCTGCTCCCTCGACAGGTTGCCCCTCGACAGGCTTTTCCCTTCCTTGCTCACTACCTTGTATCCTCTGGATGTTTTGCGTATCACCTTCAGCCTCCTTAAACTGTTGTCTTTTTCTTGCTAAAGCACTTACAACTGTCTCTCCCTCCTCGAGAGTGAAAGTAGTCCCAGTGACTGGATCAGTAAAGAAGGGAAAGTCCTTGATAGACCCGTAACCCTCTTGAATACCATTGAACTTAACACCAGCAGCATCTGCCTCGGCTTGATAATCAGCAGCAGTTGAAGCTGGCTTCTCAATACTATTATCCAGAATATTGATAAGCTCTTCATCAGTCTTCGACCTTATGTCTTCATCTGTATAGCCAAGGCTGGTAAGCTTCTCAGTCTGCTCCTTTCCAATTGGTTCGAGATCAAGCTCACCTTGCTTGCGAACAACAGTATCAGGACCCTTAGGAACATATAACCCTTCAGGCTCTTCCTTAGCAGCTTCCTGAAGCTTCTGCAAATCTTCTGCAGCAGCAGGATCAGTCTCAGCCTTCTTCTTAAGCTCTGCCTCTACATTCTCAACAGTCGCTTTACTCCTCAACCGTCTGACAACTGCCTTCCCGACTCCTCCAAGAACTGCAAATGCAGGATGGAGAACAGCTGTCGCAGCCCCAAATCCCAGTGCTTCCTTTCCACCCTCCAGAAGCTTCTCTCCAATAGGTGTTTGTGCACTGGTTCCAATGGCAGTGCCAACTATTCCACCTTCAGCTGCTCCTCTAGCAATAGCCTTCCCATACCTTCTCATTGTAGTTGATGCAGGAGTCAGCAGCGACTCTGCGTACTTCCCCACTGCTGGAAGCTTACTCGCAGCGCCAAGCACAGCTCGTCCACCAACTGTGTATATAGGAACCTGAGGAAGAAACTCAACAAGCCCTCCAGCTAACTGTCCAAGCGTCGAAGTTTCAGGATACGCAGTGATAGCTGATGCAAAGGGATTGTTCTCAAAAAACTGCTGGTAGGGTCCAGGTGTCGGCTCTTCTCCTGTTAGATAGCTACCAACATTCGAGACCTTCTTCATCACCTCAGCCATGCCTTTACTGAGGTGGCCTATAGTACGCTCTACAATGTTAGGCTCAACAGGATAGTATGTACTTATATACCTCTTAGCTACTTCCATTGAAGTGCCGTCAGGGAAAGACACCGTACTTCCATCAGGTGTTAATAGTTCCATCTGTCATACCTCTTTAAAAGAATGGGATAGGTAAGGAAGCAGGTAAGTATATATTTTCAAGTGCCGCTCCTTTGTTTCCAAACATTCTAAGTAGCTCATACCCTGGACTCTCTGGATCAGTTCCAGTAAAATCCATCTTTTCTTGCCCTTTCTTCATCATATCTTGTACAGTTTTTAGTTTAACAGGATCTGCAACAAAAGTACTCCCATTCTTCCCTGCCTCCTGCTCCATTTTCTTTATGTCATTATAAGCTGGTCCGTATAGCTTACGGCCAATAGTATCACGCATAAGTACTGACTTCTTTATAGCATCTACCAAAGCAGGAGTTCTAGGCCCTGTGATTCCTTTTGCTGCAAGGTTCATTCTCTGTAACTGATCCATAGTCTTCCATGCCTGTTCAGTAGGTGCTGCTTCCCATTTAGCAATATCTGAGTTAGCCTTCTCATACATCTTTGTATCTATCTCAAACTGCTTCAAGTCCCTAGAAGCGGCGGCATTAGCCATCATGCCTTTATAGTGCATATCTGCAGTATATCTCATAGTTGCATAATGAAGACCTGCGTTCATGAGACTACTTGCAGTCTTTGCACCTTCTGGATTCATGGCATTTAGTGTCATCCAATCTCCAATAGTGCCACCGTGAGGGGATGGAAGCTTAGCAAGCCCTGGATTTGTAGCAATCCAGTTCTGTAACTGTTGCAGAGCAAGTGCGTCCTTTCCTTTGATGACCTCTAACTGGGCGAGAACAGGAGCTGTATTTATTCTTATATGTTCTTCTACTCTCTGAGGCATCATCTGCCAGTTTTTATATCCAGCCTCACTTTTGAGAAGGGCAACTTGTGCTGGAGCAATAAGATTATCGTTAATCTGCTTCTGGATGTCAAGCTCCTGCTTCTTCTGTGCACTTCCATATGTGTAAGCAGCCATAATCTGCTCAGGAGTCATGGCTCCAGCAACATCAGGTGATAAGTTGAAAGAGAAAGGCTGGACATTCGGAAGCGTTCCAACAGGTGCCTGTCCAGCAATCTCATCACCTATTGGTCGAGTAGGGTTTGGTGTAAGCTCCGGCTTCGCACTGAAAGCGTTTCCTATTGGTTCAGTATTAACTGCCTTCTTCATCATATCTCCAAAGCCAGGAACGACAGTGGGAGAGATCTCTGCCGCTTTCTTGAGAAGACTAGAGGCAGTTGACAACTCTTTTGCCTTTACCATAGGATCAACTTGTGCAACTGCGTTAGGGGTATTCTGAGCTTGCATACCCTTAAGTGCATCAACAAGTGCTCTTGACTGCATCATAGGCCTTACACTTGTTGCCAAGTTTCCTGCAAAATCTTTAGGAGCCATAGCACCTCCAATGTTCAGGAGAAGAGTCTGCAGAGTGGGATTAGTCAATGCACTACTTAACCCATCCATGAAGCCTCCACCTCCAGTAGTAGGAGAACCTGGAGCCAGCCCGGGGTTAACCTGAAAGTTTGCAAACATACTGCCATAATCTTCAGCCATCTTTATATCCTCCTTTGTTCAAAATTTGAACATAGTTATGAAATCAATCCTGCTGCCAGCCCTACAACCCCACCGATAACGGCTCCAGGAGCTCCGCCAACCATAGCCCCAGATGCTGCTCCCGCCAAAGCTCCACCTATAGCTTTCGCTGCCTTGCTTGATCCAGCAACCTCATTCTGAGTATTGATCGCCCCCTGCATTGCTGCAATCGCAACCCTCTCATACTCAAGAACTGTAAAAGGCCACAAGGCATCTTTTGAAGCCATACTATAATTCTTCTCATCTACATCTATGAGTGTTGAATAGTAAAGCTTCATGATCTGACAATAGGTATTCACAACGTTTATGTTCCATTGTAAGTGAGCCTGCCACCTCTCTTGTGCTACAGAGATCAGTCGATATTTAAGCTCAGCTGAAAACTTCGCTAATGTCTTCAACCTCGTGTCTTCAACAAGCGATCTTCCAACCACATACGACGACGTAAGAACAGCGTTCATATCTCTCATGCCAACCTGCAAAGCAGGCATAACATTCGCCTCAACATCATCATCAAGAAGAGCAGCCTCAGCTGACACAAGATTCTTTGTGGTCGTTCCATCTATCGTTGCATCAAAGATCTCGTCCCACAGCGTATCAACATCCAGGCCAGCCATAAACTTCCCATACATATCGTAGAGGGAAGGGTAAGAGCTGATGAGGTAACCTGTTCCGAAGAATGCATCTGTCAGATCAATGTCCGTATAGCCGGAGAAAGGAGACGTCGCAATCGCTGTTGCCCTCTGAGTAGCAACAATATCTAGAAAGTTACTATGATGCTCTTCGATATAAGGAGCGTATCTAATCTCTGACCGTCCTGAGCTACTGCTTCCACCACCACTGCTTCCCATTTGCGCCTCCTTATCCTACGTTCATAGTGAATACTCTCGTCTTCTCAACAAAGCCAAGAGCAGTTGTTCTCTCCCAGATAGCAGGATTCCTGGACGTAAACGTCAGATAAACACAGCCTTCTTTTGATGCAAACTCCTTGATAATACCAAAGGCCTCAGTCCACACTCTACTATCTATCTTCTGCCATACATACAGGGCCTGGAGGAGAATACTTTTTTCACCTGTTATCTTATCAACAGTAATCCTAGTGATCATAAGACCAGCCAGCATCCTACTATCATCCATCTGCACAAAGCACTGAGCCTTATCACTTAAAAGTGCATGAAGTAACTCGTTCAAGTAAGTCTGCTGATGCTTCTCATCAACCTCATCAGCCTTGATAGCTGCGAACTTTATTGCCTCCCAGAACTGAGGTATCTGAGAAGCCAGAAGTTTTATCGTCATTGAGTACTCTCCCTGGAGTATGTATCCAGATATGAATAGTTATGGATAACTCCGTTTACCTTTATATAATCCAGTTCGATAGCCTCGTAAGTTGTCATCATCATCCTGAACATGAACTCAACACCATAACAGGGGAGAACAGCAACTCCATCTGGATTAACCCTTGCCCACTGCAGTCTACTGAAAGCAGCTGTCTTCGCATTTCGATAGTCAATAGACGCATAGATGATATTCGACGCCTCTGTACCAAACTCCAGTGAGTATATGGTCTTACCCTTCCTCGTTCCCATATCATAGATGTCAGTGCAAAGCTCAATGGGAAGAGATGTTATTGTTGATGAAGCACAGACATAAGATGTTCCACTCTGGAAGCTATATCCTGTGATGTTAGGAGGACAAACTCCAAGGCTCTTATCCTTTATCGAATAGACATAGCCATAGATACCGTCACAGATATAGATGAGTGAGCTTCCCTCGTCCAGACTCATCACAACACTCGACCCAAGGTTGTTAAGAAACTCACTATAGTCGAGGAGGAGAAGTGTATCTGCAACCTTAAACAGTCTACCCTCTTTATCCACAAAATAGTGCTCGTTCTCAGTCCCACAGAACGCATGCTTACCCTTCAAGCCAACTCCATAAACCTCTTGAAGACCGTATGTATTCTTGTATGGGAGTAAGAACGAAACTCCATTCTGTCCATACGCAACAACTTTCCCTCCCAGTTTCTTCAGCCCATATACCCACCCCTTCCAGTTCATGGGTCTCTCACCAGCCACATTATCTCTACCTATTGTAAAGTTCACTTCCCCAATATTAGACCACTTAACAAAGTTGGCCTTCGATGGAGCAGTAAACATAGTGGGCATAGTGTAAGTATCCCCACTACCAATAGACAGTGCGATGAGAATCTTCGACGTGTCACCTGAGCTAAACGTTTCTCCTGCAAACTCAGCTCCTGTAAGCATTGACATTGCTATACTGATAGGCGAAGCTGCAACTCCAACATTCAGCCACGTTCCCAGAATCGTGATAGGAATATTAATCTTCCCTATCTCATTTCCACCTCCATCATAGCGACCACAGTCATACTCCATGTCCAGCTCAGGGTTTCTGTCTGATACAGGACCAAGAAGCATAGATCGACCATGCTGAGAGAGTGTAACCACTATTGGATCAGCTGTTACATAAACCAGTGATAGAACACTTCCGAGAATAGTGACTGTTGATATGATAGGATCAGCCGTGATAGAAGTAGCAGCAGTCTCCCACATCTCCCACTCACAGAGGACACAGTTAACTACATTACCAAGTCCTGCTATTTTATACCATCTATATGCAGTAGTATTAGCAAATGCAGTCTCGTCCCACCCTGTATCTACGTCGAGGGCAGCAAGTGTCGTAAGAGATGTCCAACTACCATCTACTCCATTCGTTGAGTCATTAGACCCATAGAACGTACCAGCTTGAAGTTCTGTCTTTGCACTTGCATTAAGAGAGTAAGTCTTAAGCATAGTAACAGTCTTCGCATTACCAGCACCATAGTCGATAGCTACATAGGAAAACTTCTGGATATACGTACCAGTATCGTTATCACTACAATAAGTACCATCTGTTTGGCCTGGCTGACTAGCATCTGTATAATGTGCCAGCAATGCTGATGTTACATCTGCCATTTTGCACTCCCTTTGCTCAAAATTTGAGCATAGTTATGATAAGCGAACTTCAATGTTACTGATAGTTGCTGTTCCACCATCAGCCTGAGTTTGATCTCCTCCGAAGTCGATATAGCCAACGATCGGGTCAGCGACAGGAGCTGCAACTGTGTCATCAAAGATGATTGCGCCAGGAGTCGGGCCAATCGCTCCACCAGATGCAGTCCACGTTACATTGCTCCAGGTGATCTCAGTCCTGTCATCAGTGTCATCTTCAGTAACAGCAACACCAGCCAAGGTCTTGGTATTCTGGGTGTATCCAAAACCTGTTGCCAGTTCACTTGCTGATACATCTGCATAGCCATGATGCGTATCCTTATTGAACGTAAAACCAGTGTTCATCAGGATGATCTTAAAGCTATCTCCTGAAAAGTCGATAGCCTTAGTGGCCAACAGATACTTAATCTTATTGCTCGCCGTACTTGCCATTTTTCTGTTCCTCCTTATCCTTTCTCAGTCTATAGTTTCTTTCAACCCTAAGGTCTACCTGCCTATCCCTATACAGACTAAACACCAGATGAAAGTGGTTAGATAGTCTGTATATTGAGAGGAAGGTTACCCATACTACACAACAATCATAAGCTATTCTATCAACAAACAATAGAATAGTTAACAAAAGAGCAATCCACACACTCATGCAATCCTTACACTCAAAGACATGCTTACCTTTATAAGAAAGAGCAGGAGTCCACCTTGTCAACATAGATCTCAAAGGTTGTAGTGGCCCACCTTCAAACCACAGATGCACCATCGCCTCGCAAGCAACTAATCCAAATAAGATTTCCAGCCACATATCCTGCATATATACTCTCGTCTATCCGAAGCACAACAGGCCTTCTTAATCTTCAACCGTTCTCCACAAAGAGGACAAGGATCATCTGTCTGCTCAATCGTCCCAGGAATATCATCCTTCTTGCTTCCCTTCCTCAACCCTCTCAGAAAGTTCTCCATGTTTCTTCTCCAGAGTTTGTATCCACCAGTTTATGTCTTTGTCTGACAGTAACCGAGTATCACAACTGCTACTTGAGCAATCCAACACTGTCCTTATATTATCCTCATTGACTGGAACCATTCTGATATACATATCAGCACCACAATCAGGACACTTAGGTCTCTCATACCTATCCAACAGTGCAGGAATCTTCTTTGCATACTGAGACGAAATAAAGGTGTCTCTCTCTTGTTCTGCCAAAATCTCTTGATATGCAGAGAAAGCATGGGTTATGTTCTTTGTAAGTCCAGTCTCTATAAATATCCTCGTAGCTCTCTGGACAGCCATAACCCTCTCATAAAACTCCTGCTGAGTAAGATTCTTTATCATAGCAATAAGTATGGACAGCATCCAGCTGCAATCTGTCCAGCGGTTCTAATATCCTCATTTCCAGGAGCCTTACTATCTACAGTCATGCATCCAGCACTACAATCATAATAGATTGAGGAAGCCTGACTATATGAACAGTTAAGACTATCGTTGGTAAGGCCAGCATACGTTGTGCAATCTCCACTAAAACTTCCAGCCTGCCTTACACCTAAACAGGAATAATATCTTCTTGCACAACCAATCCTATATGTGTTAGGTGGACCAGGGGTACACACTGGATACTCATCCCATCCGTTTGTTCTATTCACTACAGCATTTCCAGCATTTGTATCTGCATTTACTGCAACTTTAAGAGTCGCAATAGTAACCCCTGCATGATAGACAGCAATAGTAGGGTTGTATATGCATCCAGGATTTGTTGCTGGAGCTGTATATACTCCATCTACACTAATACTTCCATAATCCACACTCCAAGTATAACCTTCTGGAAGGTCACTCACTACTCCATCTGAACCTATATAAGTAAATGTCTGCTGTTCACCAACTGACATCTGCTGAGACACATATCCTATCGTACCAGACACACCCTTTCTACTCTGCCCAGGCCCATCAGCAAGAGGAAGCTTATGCCAGTGTCCACAAGGAATATGGGCAGCCTGCGAACCAGCGCTTCCCTTAACCTGACTCGTTGACCAGACCTGTGGCTCATTCCCCTCATCTTCAGTATAAGTAACACCATCAGTTGCAGGTGTCACAAAGCGAGGATTATTCAAGTATCCCCACTTATCGGGCTGAGGGACAAATGTCCAAGGACCTTGTCCTTTATTGTCGCTTATCCAACTCATGTCGTTGTCATCGTTCCTTGCTGTGAAAGTATCAACTCAAAGGGAGACGCTCCCATAACCAGATTTGCAGGAAGTCCATCTACATCAGGAGCACCAACCAGAACCTGGCCATTATAGTCACACATTGCTGTCGCGTGAGGGAGAGTTGACGAAACCGTATAGGCCTTCGTATTAGGATCACGAACCAGTGCAATGTTTCCATTGCTCATATAAACATAGTCATAATAAGCAATAACTGACCACGTTCCATAAGCAGTTGTGGCAGTATACTTAAGGTCAAGCGACGACCCACTCCACTCATAGATCTTCTTCAATCCACATACTATAATCATCCCAGGAAGAACAAACAGCTGAGGAAAGGGGAATCCATCTGTTATAACACTAGTAGTCATTCTCGTCATAGCCTCAACAGACTGGAGGACTCCATCTTTTCCTGATGCTCCCACACACGTGAGAAGATAGCCTGAGTTCCTAGGCTTATTGTTGGTTGGACGTAAGCCTTTCGCCAGCTGTCCAGCTCCAATGACAAAGTTAAACTTCCCACCTTTAACAACTGTCAGGTCCATCAGATCTCTCCATTCCCCAGACTACTAAAATCTCTGTTCACTGTTGAAGGAACGCTCATGCTAAGACTTTGAGTCTGCGAGAGTCGCTTCTTAATCTCTGGTACTGCAATCTCAAGCAAATCTTCATACTTAGCGAGCGGATTCTTTCCCTCAACCATCTCCAGGACAGAAGCAACAACTTCCTTCTTATCTTTAAACTCCGGATGATCCTTATAAAACTTACTATTCATCTTATGCAGCATAGCGTTCTGGGCCATAAGATTCCCTATAACCTCAGGAATCAAAAGGAGTGTTTTCTCAACAGCTGCGTTTATAATCTCTTGTTCTGTCATCTCAGCCTCCCATCTGCAGACCACCAGCGCAGTCTTCCTCAACAGCATCATGATCCAGACCCATAACATCTTCCATAAGAATCGCCCTATGATCAGCCGCAGCAGATGTGTTATGGTAAATAGCGTTGATTCGATAGAGAGCCGCCTCAATCAGAACCATTGGTTCCACTTCAGTCCAGAAAGACTTAGTCTGCGTCCACACTCCTCCAGAGAGCGTTGCTGAAAGTGTTGGTGAATAAAAGAGTCCCCAGATACTCAATGTGTAAGTATCATCAGGAGGAGGCATTACCACTATGCCATTATAGTTAAAGTGCTTAGCAGGAGCCGTTGCATCAAAGAGAACAAGGTCCTCTATATCATACATGCCCGTAGTAGAAGCAAGGGTATCAGGATAAGGACGAAGAACAGCAGGAGCATAGTAGGCAGGGCATCCTTGCGTAATCGCAGAAGACTCTTCATAATAGTACTCCCTAAGCACAGCAAGGGAAACAGGAGTAAGTTGTGTTTTTCCATCTGCATTTGCCACCCATACTTCCTGGATAGACCTAATCCCAATAGACTTAGCTACTATCGTCCCAGCATTCATAATAACAGGATAGCGGGCCTTCATCTTCCCTGTATCCATGAGTCGGTCCAGATAACGCTGTGCTGAGTTAATGATAAAGTCTGCTCCCGCATCTTCATATGTCGTTGCAGTGAGGAGATCAAAACGTCCAGAGATCTCAGCAAACTTATAACGTAAATCGTAGTAGTCCATGTCTCATCCTTTGTTCATATTTTGAACACAGTTTCCATAAAGTGGGAGAGAGGAGACTCTGGAGAAGCCTCCCCTCTCCCTGCCGCGCAAGAGGAGGGAATCACGGCGTCCTCTTGTTAAACGGAGTTATCAACTCCCACGCCGTTCAGGAACCCCATGCAAGAAGGATGATGCAGCTCGAGGGACGCTTCAGTCAGCCATTCCTCATCCGTCGCATCCTTCCGAGAAGCGTTCACACCAGGACCTGCCTTCTTCGCATCACCCTCAGCGTAGAAGTCAGTATCGTCGATGTATCTGTAGATCAGGTTCTGCGGCTCAACAATCAACATCGAATAACGCAGAGTCTCTTCGATAGAGAAGAGGGGATGCGTCAACAGGTTGATAACACCGAAAGGGGTCAACCATCTGTTGATGTTGATGCCGTAGGTCTTGTCAGTCGGCGCTAACTGCATATGCGAGCCAGTCTGTGCCAGCTGATTCAGACCCAGGAGAGCGCCGCTGCCGCAGAGGGCCAGTTTCTCACCCTTACCATACCGGAAGAGGACTTCCAGGTATGAATTCAGCCAGGTCTCACCACCACCTGCATCCGTCCAGTCCTTCCCACTATACGTACTGTTGAGCGAGAAGTCATCAACATTCGCAGAAGCGTCACGTCGAATGATAGTGATGATTCCATCCATAGTACGTTCAGGATACCCGTTGTCTCCAGTATTCTCAGTTCGAACACCGAAGAGGTACGCTTTCTCCATCTCAATACTGTGGTTCTCGAGAGCCTCACGTTTCATCTCAGCATACGCATCTCCCGTGCGCAGTCTAGTCTTCCTTGCCGTTCGGGTAATGCTAACAGGTGAACGAAAGATCTGCGTATAGTTGTAAATCTTCACAGGATCATTCGTGATACCAGTAGGCATCGTTGCTCCCTCAGCATTGATGTTACCGACGATCATGGCGACGTCTGCATCGGACAGGTCATGGCTATGGGAGCTGTTATCATCAGCCTCCAACAGCTTGACCCTGATATATGAAGATGCCCCATTGACATTCTTCGCCACAACCTTCGCGTTAACATCGACAGTGAAGTCAGATGCATCACGCAGTAGGACCTGGTGCCCGACACGAAAGTAAGAAACATCCGCCGCAGACATCTTGATATACAGATTATCTCCTGCAACTCCACCACTCGTGTAAGCAGTAGACAAGATGCTATCCGTATACACTCCAGTGATCGTGGCCCGCTGAGTCGCCAGACCCTTCGTCCACCAGTTAAACTCCGGGTCATCCACCTTCTCGCTTTTCAGCTTACTCATAATAGCCGTCAGCGGAGCAGTCCCATTCGGGTACAGGAAGAGAATCGTTTCCCTGTAGCTTTTAGGCCTCTGGTCAGTTGCCCAGGAGCCGGTACCTCTCATTCCAAGAAAAGCAGCCATCGTTTATCCTCCTTCTTCCCATCCCTTACTTGGGAATCTCGATTTTGTAGTTGAAAGTTACCTCGACCGCTTTCGCACCATCCATAGTCCCAGCAGGATTATAGAGGCCATAAGTAGCCGAGAACGAACCTGCTTCATCAGCTCCATTAAACTCAGCCTTTACAAGCTTATCGTAAATGCAGTTCGGAGCAGCAGGCAGACCCAGGGACGCACCATAGCCGACACTGATAGTGTCACTCGATCCAGTGACAGTACCAGAAACAAGCGCCCAAGTAGCAGCTGTCACATGAGCAAACGCCTTAACAGTCGTCTGCGCACCAGCAGCCGTGAACGTCAGAGTATCACTGATCCCGACCCCATTCTGGTCAGTGCCGACGAACGTGACAGTTCCATTCGTGATACTTGCATTAGCATCAGTCAGATAACCCCTCAGCGTTCTAGGATAGTCCGGCTGTGCAGCGATGGTCAGTGCACCTGCAGTCAGACCAGAGATCGCGACAGACGATACAATCGTTCCACTGTCAGCAGCCTCCTCAACCGCAGGAATGGCGAAAGAAGCCCTCCCAGTCAGGGAAAGCCAACCTTTGACTTTATCCATTGTTTCCTCCTTCAATGAACTTCTCATAGAGTGAGAAGTGTTGATTGGTCAGTTTTTTGCCCTCATCCAGCTTCTTAAGAGCACTTACGATAAGGTCCATAGCCTTTTCTCCAATCTGTATATCAGCTTCCTGATCTACAGACTGATCCCAGACAACAGACCCCTTCTCCATATCCTGCACAAACTTATACTTCTTGATCTCGTCCTCATTAAAGCTCAAGCTTTGCTTAAGCTGATGGACGATCTTCAAGGTCACGAAGTTCCCCTCTCCAGGGAGGATACTCATGAGTATAAGTCTTTCAAAAACAGTCAGCTTCATATCTTCTCCTCTTTCCTATTGTTTATGCGTCAGCATACCCGATCAGCCAGAAGATCGTACTTCCGACATGGCACCTTATCCATGCATTCGCAGCTCCAACCGACGGATCAGCTGTCACTATACCACAAGTTCCAGTTGCCGCAAAGTTCAGGAAGTCATTGGCTACCGCACCAGACAGCCTGATCGCTGCATCAACCACCGCTCCTGAGTCAACTGCCAAAGCAAGCATCGAGTCCAGGCACGTTACATCAGGATAAACCTCAATCATCACTCCATCAAACTGAGCAGTGACAGTCGAAGCACCCTCGATATGAAAGTGGCCTGCATTGACAGTAGATGCTGTAAAGTTGCCAGTGTTTACGTCACACTTGGCAGACAGAGCAGACATTGCTGTTACTGCACCTGTGCCAAAGTGGGACACCCAGGGCTGGATACCATAAAGCTGGCTAACCACAGTCGTAGAGCCACCTGCAGTTCCTGCATATGCCCTGAAAGCTCCTGCAACAGCTGTAGTTCCATTATCTCCATCACCAGAGAATGCAACCTTCACATAGGAGCCGAGTAGATCAGCACAATCTCCAGCACCTGCACTCTGCAGAATATTGATTGTGTGAGCACAGACTGTAGCACCAGGATTAGTGTTCAAAACCATAGGAACAGACAGATCTCCCATGTTGAACAGCCCAATCCCAGTCGTTGTCTCATCGAACTCCATGGTGATCTTCGTCTCTGCCGTCGCAACAGTGGTTCCGATGGTCAGCAGCTGGTCATCTCCCATGAAGAACGGGATGCCGACCAGAGAGAGACAGGAGTTACCCATATCAAACAAGGCATACTCACCAGTCGTTCCGAGGAAGACCTTGAGGTCCATATCTGTCGTACCATCACCGATGATGATAGCGCCAGTGTCATCCGCTCTCGGCTTGATAGTAAGGTTAGTAGCATCCCACTTGAACACTACATCACCACCAGAACCATCACCAAACCTAAGCTCGTCGTTATCCCCAAGAAGCAGGTCAACATCTTCAAGCTGCAGAAGAACATTACCTACGTCAAAGAGAACATACTTCGCTGCAGTACCCAGAAACACCTTAACATCCATGTCATAGGTACCACTTCCAAAGTTAATCGCTCCGGTGTCATCGACCAGCGGAAGAATCTGCAGAACAGACCCATTCCACTTGATCCCAACATCCTTCGCATCCCCGAAACTGAGAGCAGCGTTATCCTTGAATTTTGCAAAGGAAATGTCACCCTTTCTCAGAAACTGGTAGAGAAGGCGATCTAAAGTTACATCACCCATAATCTTTTCCTCCATGTTTAGGGTTTGTAGAATACCTTTGCCGCTGCGAATTATTCCTAGCTCATGTTACTTGTCTTCGTCTCCACTAAGCTACCAAGAGCTATTCTGAGAAGAGATGTCTCGTCCAAGTAACCATACCATAATCCTTCGTCTTTATACACACTATGTTCATAAATTGAACAAAGTTTATATGTCCTTTATAAGCTCTTCGATCCCTTTCTGAATCCTCGTCAACTCATCTCCACCACCACTGGGTCTCGCTCCAGTCCTAGACACAAATGCAGGAGTTGCAGGAGGTTCTGCAGGAGGCGTCACAACAGGAGGTTGGATACTAGGATCAGCTCCCAGTCTCAACCGATTCCTAACCTCAGGAGCAAGGCCCTCAATAACCTTCTCCATACTCCAGTCAGGATGTGCAGCCGCAAGCTCATTAGCCACAACTCCAACATACGCTCTGTTCCCAACCAGATCTTTGTTAGCGTTGAAGAACTCAGCAACTGCCATTTTCCTTGTTACAACCTGATCAGCCAGACCGATAACTAGCTGAGGAAGCACTGATGCAAATCCTTCCTGAGCTTTCGCCACAACTCCAGAAAGTAGCTTGTTGAAGTCATCAGCTGTGTTCAGTGCCTTATCGAGGTCCTCCTCCTTCTCGATGAACTTATGAATCTCAGGAGCCGCAGGTTCTGCAGGTGGCTGATCAGCAGGATGCGTAACAGGTTTCCCAACCTGAGATGCCATTTGCTCAAGCATCTTCCTCATGTCCTCAACTGTGCTTCTCAGCGTCGCAAGCTCAGCATCCCTCGGGTCAACCGGAGGAGGAGGCGTTACAGGCGGAGTTTCCACAGGAGGAGTAACAACCGAAGGTGTCTCCACTGGAGGCTCATTACCTTTCTGAGACTCTACAGGTGGTACAACAGGAGGTTCTGCAGGAGGCTCAGCCGAAGGCGGTGTCTCAGTCGGTGGTTCAGCAGGCGGAGGCGTGCTTGCAGGCTCCAGACCCATAAGCTCGTCAATCCCTTTCTTTACATCTTCACTAGGTTCACTCATCTTTCTTCTCTTCTTTCTTCATCTTTCTTTCATATTCTACCTGCTCTCTCAAGATCGCAGGAAAGTCCACAATATGTCCAATACCTCTCATAAACCCTTGGTTCCGACAAATAGTTGTCGGATCCTTGAAGGGGTCAATATCATTGTTCTCCTCCATCTTAGCGTTCATCTGATCTATCGAATCTTTTACGATAGCTTTCCAGACCCTATGCTGGATAAACTCTTCCAACTCATTCATGCTAAACTCATTAATATCTTCTTTCATATCTACCTCAATGGAATAAGATTCCCTTTCTGTGCCTCATCCAAAACTGTCTGATCAGGCATCGCCGTTCCCTGAACAGGGGGCATCTGGCGATTCTGCAACTTAAACTCATTTACATCCTTAACTCCCATCATCATAGCAATCCGTTGAAAGATCCTAACAATGTCGAATTGCTGAGACAGCAACGGCTGTGTAACAATACTCTGGAACATCTGCGTCATAACATCTGCATTTTCGCCAGTCGGAAGCGTATTATCACTTTCAACAATATCATAGTCGATAGAGATATCGTTGGGATTTATCCTGAAGCGCTCTGAGTTCTGATACTGAGCCCTCAACTCCTCCTCATATCTCCCTGTCATATCAGCATAGAGCGAACGGGTCATAAGCTGCTGCGTATGACTAGCCAGCATATATCCTAAGTCCCACATTGTCTGCAACGACACAACCTTTGCAGCTTTCGCAAGTCTCGAGAGTGCAGCCATTCTCGTCCCACGACTCTCCGTTGCAGAGACCCTCTCACTCCCTGTCCTTGCCAGCCCCATGACACTATCAACTGATCCAGAACAAGTCTTAATCAGCTCAGTTATATAAGCAGAATCTCTAACATGATTCTGAGTAATATCAGTAACAGCAAGCTGCTTAACAGCATTATCAACTCCCCTTCCCCATGCTGCTCTTCTCATCCTGATAAGCTTCCCAGGAGCAGGATCAAGCAGATCATTTATGTTGATGAGAGAAGGATCAACCACCAGCATATCGTTGATACTCTTTCTCACATTTGTAATATGGCTGTTTATCATCCAGTCCAATGATGTCTGGAGACCACCAATCAGCTCCAGACGACTAACCGGTGTCACCGAGTAACCATCATAATCAGGACTGCAAGTTGCTACAGGAAACATATTATGATCTAAGCCAAGAGGCTTAGCCATAAGTATATACTTATCAGCTGCAACACAGAAGAGCCACTTCTCAGGATACTTTCCCTGTCCAAGTCCCCACTGTTCAGGGATCATATTCACATAGAGATAAGCCTTATCAATTGGAGCTGTTGATGAAGGGGCTTCTCCAGTCCCTGTCCCAAATCGCTCATCCCTACCAGTAGATGTTCTGGCCTTGTTATACTGACTCCTGCCAGCACTCCCCTTCATCCCACTGAGATACTGTACGTTGAACATATCTCCACGGCTTCCTTGTTCCTCAGACATCAAAGCCGCATAGTTTGTACTCTCTATCCAACCAAAAAACTCACCCTTCTGAATCTCATGGATCGGCACATTCGGGTCAGGGAGGGTCATATAAGGGTCAATGTTCTTCAGGAAATTCCCCTCATATAGAACAGTGTCAACACTCTCTCTCCTCGTCCCTCCAGTAGACATAAGCTTCGCGAAGATCGCTGAGAAGAACGTAGCAGGAACAACCTGAGTCTTCTTCCCAAGTATCTTATCCCAATAAGGTGCAACACTCCCGATCCCGTAAGCCCATGCATCCCTAAATGTCGTGAGGAGTGCGAGGGCCATCTTTGCCCGCCTCGTCTGAACCTCAATAACCTTCTCAAGCATGATACCACCCATTCTATCTTCAGGCCCATTCCCTTCATATTTAAAGATCGGATACTCCAAGAACGTCGCTGAGAAGTATGTCAAGAGCGTCTCAAGTGTTGCAAAGCTATAAGGGATAACAATAGAAACTGGAATCCGTTCATCAGCCGTCTTCAGTTTCTTCTCTGCCTCATCAAGAGGAATATAAGCCGTGAGAGTTCGATCTATGAGTTTCCAGCTCGGATAGCGCTTAGACATCTCTCTCGAGCTCTCCTGCACCCTTAGGTTCAGTTTTGTCAGAAGCTGCTGATGCAACGTAGACGTTGGCCTAAGGTCCAGGCCCCTTGGATACTTATATCCAAAGTCATTATAGACACTGACACTCGCGCCAGTATTGTTTGGGTCAAGGTTAACAGGCACTATGCAGCCCTCCAATTCTTAAGTGCAGGTTCATATTCTTTCTCAAGATCAGCAAACTCATCTTCCTCAGGTGCCTCTCCTGCAGTGTTATCAGGTGCAAAGTAACGCTCCCCAAGCTCAAGCATCTCGACAACATATGCAAGAGCATCCATCACGTCATCTTTCTTACTCCTCGGGAAAGCGATAAGTTGACTCTCAAGCACTTGTGTTACGTTTCTATTATGCCAGACGTAACCAAGACGATAGAGAGGATTAAGCATCGCTATCCGATTCTCCTTCTTATCCCTCGCCTTCAGCTCAACGAGGTTATAGAACTTACCTCGCCTGAGCATATATGTTGTGATCGGATAGGTTATGAACTCATTGAGACCTGTCACTTCATACCCAATAGTCCTTGCTCCAATCCTGTCAGCCATTGCAAACGCTTGTTCGTAGATCTGCTCAGGGTGCAGCTTCTCATGAACAATGTCTCTCACACAAATTCGAGGGATCTCAACATTCACTCCAACTCCCACGATCGCACTATAGTCAGAAGAGATCTTAGTAGTCTTCGCAGGATCAATGATCACTATGTTTTCGTACGAAGGAAGCTTCTCAGTAAAGTCTGCATCACTTTCCAGATAATACTTAAAATACTCTTCCTTAAATATTGCATCTTCCTTTGCAATAGGCTGTCCTCGATACTCCCTTGCAAAAACATCCAAGAGACCCTGACACCTAAACGTGTCATAAAGATCCTTGACAGCTGAGTTAGACATATACTCGGGCCAGTTACTATTCAACGCATCGTCACAGAGATCAATTTCAACTGAGTGCCAAGTTGGATCAGCAAGCAAATCAGCCAGCAACGCATCTTGGTGCTTGAGAGTGTCTATATAAACAACTTTCCATGTAGGGTTGCTTCTATCGACACTATTAAGCACATCTGCAAAGAACCATTGCTTAAGCTTTGTCCTCTGTTCCTCTGAATTAACAGCCTCTGCATCTTCAAGATCATCCACTATAATCAAGTCAGGCCTATGTTTGCCCCACCTAACCCCACGAACCTGTTGTCCTGCACCCCTCGGAAAAACAAGAACGTCACCATAAATCATCCACATCTCCTTACTAAATGCAGGATCAAGTCCAAGATGATCTGCACTTCCGATCTTCACGTCGCCAAAGATCTTACGGATCAATGAGTTTGTCTGGAGCTCCCTCTTCAGGTTCTCACTCTCCATAACTGCCTTCGTTGATGTAGTACTGATAGGGACAATGAACCGCTTCTCCCTAAAAAGTCCCTTCTTTCCTGCATATCCTATATTCAAGATAGTCGATTTCCCCCAACCTCTTGGAGCCTTAATAACCACCTTCTGCTTACTGTCATCATCTAACGCTTCAAACACAGGCTTTGTGATAGGCGCAAAGGGTCTCTCAAACGACTCTCCAAAGAGTATCTTCGATGAAATCTCAGTACTCAGATAACACTGAGCCATGATTTCTTTTATCTGTTCCTTCGACTCAAGGTCCATCAACAAAATCCTTTGTTCATTTTTTGAACATAGCCATTATTTATCAGATCCTGTAACATTATGATCCTTAGCCAGTGCCCCAATAACTGCAATCCCTGCTGCTATAGCGATCTGATTAGGCTCTACATTTCCATTCTGTGCTGCCGATAAGCCTGCATATGTTGCTGCAGTAGCACAGCCAGCAATCGTTGTCTTCCAACTTTTCAGCCATTTCATTTTCTCCTCCTTTATGGTGCATCCTGCACTGGATAGGGATCAGAGCCATACTTTGCTGCACTTGCTGCCCAATGTTCTACACCCTCAAAATAGTACCATGCTCTAAACCTGTTCATTCCATCATCAAGACAGTCTTGGCGAAGTTCTTTATCTGCAATTTTCCTACATTCTATAGGAAGTAACCCCATCCTCATCAACTGATACTTTGCGTCATGCCCCAGGCCGCCTCGCATATTGGTCTTATCGTCCTTTGTTGGACCACTACATCCATCCCAAGCATACCCCTTCCTAACCGTCAATAGTCCACTAGGCGTAAGAATAATATACTCAATAGAAATACTAAAGCCAAGTATATTTGTCTGGACTGTATAGTCCTCTGCAAGTTGATACTTATACCCAGTTCGGTACTTCATACATCCTCTAGATTCTGAAAATGTGGATAGTCCTTACTACTCATCCAAGAACCACCCCAGTCAAGTCCAACTGTCTTTCCTATCTCTCCTGCTTTCGTCCACTTAGGATTCGTAATATTCCAGTCGGGCTTTCCGTGCTCCATGATGACTATATCAAAAGCCCTTCCATCTATATGTTTACTCTTCCTTGTCCATGTAACAATAGTACCTGGCCTACTCCGTCCCTGTTCATATAGAGCATTCTGCTCTTCTTGTGTTCTTCTTGTACAGGTAACTATAAAGTCAATACCTGCATCTTTCATTGCACTCTCGAACGCTTGATACTTTACTTGTGTTCTAGGTGTTAAGTCCTCTATTCTTCTACTCATCTTCCACACTCCGTTCTCGCCTCATGCTCACCCCTCAGCTTATAATGGTCATCTCCTAACTCTCTCAGACGTCGATAAGTATCATCCTGTATCTCGGCTGTCCTCTTCTGGTTCTCGTCTATCTGCTTAAACGTCCTAGCAAAGAAGTATCCTATTGTTGTCACCAGGATAACTACAAGACCCGAGAACATAGTCACCAGAATATTTCCCATCTCAATCGAGACAGTTCCTACTGGTTGTTGCGCAGCTAAAACTAAACTAGACAATAAACCTGACACAGACACCTCCTTGCGTATTATCAGTACTGTACCGCACAGTAATGTAGGTTATCTACATCAAGTGTCAGAGAACCAGTCGCTTCCACAAGGTATTCAATCACCCCTAGATTAACCTGGCACCACTGCATACACCCATAGTGATACATATCATTAGCAAGACCACCACAAGACCAGACTGCGTGCCAGTCTTCCCCGCCCGCATTATGGTGACGTAGTTTAAACCAAGCATCTCCACCAGCACTCCCAGAATCTCTTACATTCACCCGACTATATATCTTTCTCGTTCCACGGGGGACGACCCCATAAGAATCGCCCTCGATGTCTATATGGGTTCCTGCATTATCAGAACAGGCCGTGGTTCCACCGAACAACAGAGACGCTTGGGGAGCGTTAAGTTCTATCAACTCATAAGGAATAGGTTGCCATATTCCAGAACCAATAACGGTTCCGTAACTTAACATTGGCTTACAGATATAGACATCCCCTGCCGCCTGTTCAAGAACAACCTCAAAAGCAGCACATGTGAGAGTTGCAGAGAAATCCATCGTCACTTCCAGGTCTTCCCATGCACCACCACCAGTATGATAGTTAGAATACTTTGTAGTTGAGCCGTCATACATCTTTAACCTAGCATGGGATGCAGTAGAGGTCTTGACGCTCATCTTCATAACCATGTCAGCCCCACGAAAGCGAGAGTAATACTCTTCTTCATCATATGTGTTAGGGCCAAGGGGAGAATATCTCAACCAGTCTCCCGCAGCCGAAGGTGTAAGGAGAAGTGAGTATTGAGAACCACCAGAATCGACATCATCAGTGTCAGATTGTCGGTATATATCTAGGGTACTATCCTTGTTCCAACCTTCGGGGGCCACATAATCTGCCCCAGTATAGCTAGGAACGAACTCTTTCACCGAGATCGAATCAAATAGCATCGTTCCTGCGGTTGCATCAGACTTCTCAACGTGGATTTTTATAGAAGCTACCCATGCGCGAAAGTAGCCTATCAGGTTTTCTGTATCTCCCCATGCGGCAGGTGCGGCCCCAGAGATATTATAGATAAGAGAGTCATCAGATGCGTCTAGGATATTTATTGTAGAGGTTCCCGCACCAGATGTACCTTGTTTAGAGTAACCACACACCTTATATGTATGACCGGGAACAAGAGTAATGGTCTGAGTAACCCACTGTAAAGCTTCGCCAGTTCTGGTTATTTCCAGACAGTTTCCTGCCTTCCCACCTGCCACTGAGGCTATTGTGCAATTAGTCGCCTCCCAACTCCCCGTATCTGATGTAAATGCACCATTCGCAACAGTCTCATCACCAGTTACGGCCACAGTTGAGGACGAACACACCCCGAAACGAGAGTTGATAAAAAGCTGTGCTGGCGGGGAAGAAGTTCTTACTGAAGGCGCTCCAATTATATGCTGTATAGTTCCCATTTATATCCTCCTTATGCCGCGTCAGCAACAGTTTCAAGATACTCGTAATATACCCAAGCCCTGATGTTTCCAGCGGCGGTGAACGAACCTCCACCATTCTTCGTGATTGCTATATCTGTCTCAGAAGTAACTACAATGGAAGGGAGAGCGTTGACTTTGGTGCTCTTGGCAACTGCCTGACCTGTGCAGATAGAATCAGTAGACCCGCCAGAGAAAGAAGCGTCCCAAAGCTCACCAGCAGTCAGAGCAGTATCTACCCTGAGCTGAACGCCGATAATCCTTGAAGTGGCGGGAATGTTGACTTCGATAGTGCATGTTGCGGCGGCAGTAATGTTAACCGAATTTTCGGAAACTGCCCTTGTAAAACCACCAGTGGTTCCCAAAACTGTGACCTTACCTGAGCCAAGAGCGACTTTCGCAGTAGCAGACGCCTCACCTATGATGTGAAGTCGGGCGTCACCACCTGTTCCAAGGAAGTCTGCGGACCATGCTTGGACACCATTTGCAACTATTGCAGTAGGAGCAGTTCCGTTTCCTATTGCAAGGACACTAGCCGCAGAAGTACCAGGGGCAGATAAACCCCCTAAGAGGATACTTCCAGTTGTGTTATCTATGGTAGTTAGTGTTGCTCCTCCGCTAGTAAGCCTATATAAAATGCTGTTAGCACTTATAGCAAACAGTTTGCCGCCGGTAGTTTCGGCCTCAAAATGAGCGTTTCCATCATTATAGAATCCTGCATAGCCAGCGGACGCACCTGTTTTAGTCAGCCTAACCCCCGCCCTAGTCGCATTAGATACATCAAAAGCAACCTGTGGAGTAGTTGTACCAATTCCTACATAACCACCTGTTGACTGTAGTATAACATAACTTGTAGTTTTCGTGCCGTTACTCGTACCCTCAATCGTGATGTCCCCGTTCGCAGCACTTGAGCCATAGATGGTGGGGGCTGTTAGAGTAGTGATTGTAATAGCATTGATAGTACCACCTTCGACCTTATCTCCACTGATCTGATCAGCCGCAAGTGTTAAGGTGCCTCCAGAGACATCAAGAGTCTTTCCAGACCCAACTGTTACGTCACACCCAGATATTGTACCACCACTAATAGTAATATTCGTAAGGTCAATATTCGCCTGACCGATAATCCAGTTTGCACCAACAGCTGCTTGTGTTCCAGACGCAGAACCGTCTACGATACAGATAGCAATATCAGCAACTGTCACAACTGTCCCAGACGCTCCACCAATCTTTCCAGCAACACTCACGACATAGACATGTCCAGCATCTGCTGCAGGATAGTTGGGGTTACCTGAACAGTCAATATTGCCCTTGATGATAAAGGGATTTAAGCCAGACGCTATCGAAAGCGTAACAGTTCCATTACCATTATCAGTAACAGTTATCTCTCCTGTTGCACCAAGGACCTGAGAGGGCCTGAGAGACCCAGACTGAATTCCACCTAATCCGTCCATAGCTGGCCTCCTTCCTAGTACTCAAGAGTGATCTGATAAGCACCAGCAGCACCGTTGATTGCAGAGATAGCCTTGAACTGCTCAAGGTTCTCTCTTCCAACTATCCGCCATGAGTCACCAGGATAAAGAAGATGGCCAACTCCAGACGCTCCCTGTGTGGGGCTGACTCTGAAGCCAACTCTAATATTGTTAGTCTCGAAACTGAGAGTGGCAGCAGTTGCATGCCTGCCAGTTGAACTGTCATAAAGAAGCGTACTGGTGATACCAGCCGCACTATCAGTGGACGCGATCCTCGTGGTCACGCCCATACTTCCCATTGTACTAAATGTTCTCATAGCTTCCTCCGCACGCTCGCCTGAACTATGTTCAAAATTTGATCAAAGTTATGCAGGTAAAGAAGCTGGTGATAAGCCTATCATCCTTGCCCGCTGCTTAATATCTTCAATATCTTCGCTATTCAAGTGAATAGATGTGTTCTGTGTTCTGATGGTTTTGACAGCCGCATGACCAGCTCTATCGAGGATGTCAGTTGCTGTCCTGAACTTGATCGCATCATTAGCCGTTGTCAGCAGACCTTCAAGGACAGTGAGAGCCTGAGGCGCCACTTCCTGTATCCTCTTAGCAACATCAATTGCATCAATATCCCGGGCCCCTCTCATGACATCCATCTGCTGCTTAACAATCGGGCTATTGAGCGTATAGGAAACCATAACCTCTGAAATCCCCATCTCAGCTGCAATGTCAGTCTGCTTCATTCCCTGGACTGCAAGACGCATGATCTCCCTATGCCGATCCCAGATGGTCTCAACTGTATACTTGTTCCCGTCCTGGTTTCGTCTGCCATCAGTTGCCATTTCTCTCTCCTCTGCCACCATCATGGCACAGATCAGCGCAGGTGTCAAGAAACAAATTCCCACAAATGCCTGACCTTCCTCCCAACATCTTTGCTCAAAATTTGAACAAACTTACTGAACATGTGGGAAATTGTGGGATTTAGATTCTTGTACGTACTATAATAACGTCTTGGCGTGTGTGGGAGGGTGGCGTTTCCCCTAGGGCGGGGTGTCAAATAAACCTTGACATTCATGGGGAGTTGTGTTATGATGAAATCAACATAAGGGATTGTGACGAATGAGACGACGCACCTGCAGTGCAGGTGTAACATGGGCTCATGAACGCCCTCCCGGTGAATAATGAGACGATCATGCCTTCCATCATGCCCTCGAGCATAACGATATGTGGAGGTGGCGAGATGGAGAATAGAACGGTCTATTGTAGTACCCGCAGGTTTGAAGGTGATGATGTGACTAAAACCAAGCTTACGCTTGACTTCAGCCAGGTAACCGAGACTGAACTCATCGAGTATGCTATTGATGCACTGGTCATCAAGTGGCAGGGCGCAATCAGGCGTAAAAAGGACGCTAAGGTGCCGAGTGAGGCGACTTATAAGGTCCCCAAGCCTGGAACGCGTGCAGCGGCTCAGATGCTGCCATTCGATGCCCTTGTCATGGCTTGCGGCGGCAATCGCGAGTTGGCCACGTCGGTGGTCAACAAGGCTGGCAGCGTGGAGAAAGCGCTGGAACTGTTCAAGAGCGTTCTCGAAGACTTCGAGAGCGATGGTGAGTAACTAACAACAAACCTCGAGGGCTTGGTGGAGGACATGAACTAACGTTCAGAATAACTATGTTCACAATTTGAACAAACTTATCGCTGCGAAAGCGGGTGATAGATGTGTATACATGTATACATGTACCCATGTGCCCATGTACGCGGGGGGTCTTTCTCCCGCCATTTTGATTCCCCACAATTGGTCCCTCTTTCTCCTTCAGGATATTGGTCCTTCTTTCTATCTCAAGATATATATCTCTATATATAATAATAGTATATATATATATAAGTAGAGAAGAAGAAAGAGAGGAGAGAGAAGAGACAGAGAAAGAGGGCGCAAATGTGGGGTGTCAAATGGAGGCGGGAGGGATGGGCTGCGTACATGGGTACATGCGTACGTGTATACAACGTGGACAGGTACGCATGTTCACTGCGTGAAGGTGTTGACAACTCGATGGATATATGGTATGATGGAATCAGATAAGATAAAGATGGAGATGACAGATATGAAAGTGAATATCGTAGTAATAACACTAAGAACAGAATCTAACGTAAGTCAGTGGGGAGTACCGTTTACAAACAGAAAAGAGGCCAATAAGTATGCAGAGAAAGTTACTAACTACTGGAAGATGAACACAAACTTTAGATGTAAGGTTACAGTACAAAACTCCATGTTCTTACGAGAAAAAGTAGGCAAAGACTGGAGACGGGTTAACTGAACATTAAGAATAAGTCCTGACACTTGTGAGAGTGCAGGCGAGACTATAAAGGGAGGTTAGATATGGCAGAGATCATGAGTAACGTGAAGGCGATCAAGTTGTTCTTCGAGAGTGGAGAGAATGGACGGAGGTTCACGATGGAGGAAATGAAAGCCCTCACCATCGAAGACAGAGTTGAGCTCGGAGCGGCTTGTGCGAAAGCCCTCGGGAGTGAGATTGGAGCGGCTGTCTAAGCCACACTGACGAGACCTGAGAGGTCGAAACTGTCACTGCTTGAATAGAGTGGCAGTCTGTGGTTACTAAAGAAAGGGAGGCTTAAGAATATGGACAGTACAACAAGGGAACAGATACTCGAAAGGTGTGAGCTTATCAGATTCTGCAGGCGAGAATTGGACAGAGCGCTAGACATTCATAGATGTGACAAGACAGAATATGATATATATATTGACAGACTTGACAGTGCAGCGAGGGAGATAGCTGTGCTAATCGACAGGATCAGGGATGTTGAGAGTCCAGCTGTTGATATACAACAGGTAACAACTGGCAGGCTGGAAAACTGGTCATATGCACTTAACAAGCTTCATGGTGACATCTATGATGATACAAAAGAGAGGTTTACTAATGGAACCATGATCACTACCTCAACTATCCAAAATCCACTGGATCTGAAAGAAGGTGCTTACGCACGTACCAGGAACTCAGTATATCTCCTTGGTAAGGAGGCTTAAGTGCACACGACTATTCCCATATCCTCACGAATACCTATCAAGGCGTTCGCTGAGCTGGTTAGAGGGTTTCAGGCTGAGGGCTATATGCCTCGCACGAAGAGCGATGCTCTCAGCACTGCGGTTGAGAAGCTGGCGGCTCTATTTAACGCTAAGCATCGGCTTGACAAGATTGAGACGGTCCAAGAAGCGACAGATTTTCTCAGAGCAATCGGCCTTCCACTTGAGACAAGTGAGAGGCCAATGAAAGCTGTTATAAAGGCAACTGCAGATGAGGCAATGATGCTTGAAGGTGGTTATGTGGATAATAGAGTGACGAAGCTAGCTATCGAGAGCAAACAGGCTGATATGTATGAGGTTGCAGCCAGTGCCATGAAGCGGCTTGGTCTCACGCCTCCGACGAGAGAAGAGTATGAGGCTAAGAAACAGGCGAGCAAAGCGAGCGAAGACCTTCAGGCTCATCCTGTGATGATGAGCGAAGACCGTCAGCTTACAACTGCCACCAATAGTAGGTAAAGCTGTAACTTTGGTCAAAATATGAACATAGTTGCGGTGGCAGCAAGAGGGAGGAGGGATGAGACGTGGAGACAAGAGATATGGAGCTTCTTGGTTCATGTAAGGCGGGAGATTTATATATCTCAGCAGCGAGAGATGAGATCTTGATGGTTCCAGCGAGTGGACGATCAATCACGTTTGACGCTAATCATCCTGCAGTGCAACTCATCATGAGTGGAGGGAAGGAGGGACAGAGAAATGAATAAGACAACTAACGCCTTGCTAACAGGCGCTCTGTGCCTAACGCTCGGATGCGCCTCACAGGGGACTATTGGGAAGGGCATGTGCAGGCATGAAGCCCTTTATGCTGCCACTGTGTGTGCTGAGCGATATCCTGCACGAATAGCTATCGGTCCTCCTGGACATGGACAGGCTCAGTGCTTGATAGATGGAGAGTGGAGATACACACACATGGACGGTAATGAAGTGGTCATTGCCAAGCAGGATAAGTTTATGCCTGATCGGTTCCTCTCTATCGAACAGTTCGTTAAGGTCATCAAAGATTCTTATGGGTGGCAGCAATGACACATCCTTATCAAGAAGAGTTGAACAGGGCATATCAGCAAGAGTTTGCACTCTGGGCATCAGGATATCTATGGGCCTTGGCATGGAGACAACTCTGGCAGATATGGTTCAGTGGATATATGAAGACATGAATGAGCAGGACATAAAGATGTTGACAACTCCGGCATTTTATGGTATGCTGGTTTTTATAAATAATAACAAGGAGGCTTAAACTATGAGCAAGTTAAAAGTTGGTGATAAGGTTAAGGTCCTGAACGATCCTGTTTACATTTCAAGTCGTAAGGAGAGATTCTCGAAAATGCACGTATGTATGATGTTTCCTGAGCATATGATAGGAATGACTGGAACGGTAGATGAAATCTCTCATGCACCTTCAGCAGCGTGGGTAAAGCTGAAAGAAACAGGAATCGCCTACCTTCCTGAGGACCTTGAAAAGGTATCAACCAGAAACATCATCGAGATCGACTACTGCACAATCGACAAAGAGACAGTTGTGATAACTGCCATAAGGAATCTGCTAACACCAAGAGGAATAGATGAGCGATATGGACCTATTGTTTCAGAACTCTATGCCAAAAGCAGATACAGAATACACAGAGGTGGCATTGGTGAAGTTGTTTTCAAGCCGATTATTTTCTCCAAAGAACCACGCCTGCGTATTCCATTTCTTCCTCACAGAACAGACAGACTCACATTCAACAAGATGATCCAGTATATGAAGGCCGCGGGAGATTGCCTTGTCCAGGCGATCAGAAGAGCAAAAGAGATAGAGGCATCTGTTAAAGCGGACATCCAGGGAAAGAAGATCAAAACAGTTATCATCTGACGAGGAGGCCTATCATGGCAAAGCCTTACTTAAACGAACCGCTCACGATATGGGAGGCAATCCTCGCAGCCTGTGTTGGAGCGGTTTTTGCATTCTTGCTCCTATCAGCACTTGTGAATCTGCCAAGGTTTGAGTATCGGGAGGGAGCGAGAGCTGCAACTCAGCAAGAAAGCAAGCAGATGAAAAAGCTCGGACGTGACGCTATTGAGGCGTCTATTATTGATAAGATGGTTGAGAGAGAAAGGAGAGGTGAGAGATGAACTGCATAAACACACGCGCAGCAGATGAAGTTCTCGAACTCCAGTTTGAGTTCTTACAGGAACAGAGAGATCAGCGAGAACGAGAGCTCTTAGAGCAGCGAGAGGAAGCTATCCAGCAGATGCTCGAACGATGCAAGACTTGTCTCTATGCTGATACAGATGGAGACGAACCTATCTGTCTGGCCTTGGGAACCACACTCATTCATATGACTCCTGAAGAGTGTGAGGACTGTTATGAACGAGGAGATCTTGCTGACAAGGCAGCGGAAGAAGAGGAGGTTAGCCAATGATAAAAATGAAGATGCGTCGATCAGCTGTTAATACTACTACAGTATGCTATAGACCTGAGAAAACTGAGGTAGGCAAACAGCACGAGTTAAGAGAGATAGGTCACTTAATCAAGTATATACCTTTCAAGAGAGAAAGTGTAAGAGATGGTAAGACCAGTAAGTGGCCTATGTTTATAAATGTAGAAATTGAAGAGGTGGATGAATAAGATATGGCCACAACTACTCTTGTATGCAGCATTAGCAGGAGTATTGTGGCTACTCATTAAATGCTGAAAGGAAAGGTGGAGGTGAAACATCATGGAAGAAAATCAGCTAAAAATAGAGTTAGAGGCAGTTATCAACTCAAGCACATTTAACAGATCTATGCTCACAGCCTTGCTAAATAGTGTGGCTAAGGAGCAAGCAACAGACGGAACTGTCAAGAAGCCCAAACCAACAGGTGGACCATGCACAGTTTACAAAACCATCAAGCGTATCTACACCTGTACTCACTGTGGGCATATGTTCTCGTCAACAGTTGAACTAAAGCAGGGCGAGAGCGTTCCCTGTATGTCTCCAACAGGACGAGTGGTTATCATCACAAGCGAAAGTCCTGCTGAGATCAACGTGGCGACCAGCTCCTGTGATCACTGCCCTCAATATATCCATTTTATGGAGAGAGAGGAACTCGAGAGGCGCTATATGGAGCTGCTCCGGGAAAGCAGATTTAAGATTAACTTTGCTCAAAAATTGAACATAGAGGAGGTTACGATAAGGATATGAAACTGTCATTTCCGACGAAAGAGAATCACAAGGCTCTCTGGCTTTGGTTGGCGAAGAATCCAGAGAGGGACAGGCGAGAGTGGCCAGGATTTGAGACTATCAGGAAGCTAACAGGTAAAGAGTTTTACTGTAATTGCTTCCTCTGTGAAGACCCTTTTTTTAGTGCAGACTGTTTCAATAATTGCCCTTTACACGGGTGTCACGGAGGTACAAGAGTCTTTGTTATGTGGGATACTGTCAAAGATAGTATAGAGAAGGCTCGCCTCGCCACCCTGATCGCAAACTGCTTTGAAACTCTCGTAACAAAGGAGGCCGTAGACAACATTATCAATGGTGATGAAAGGTGTTGACATCTTCCCCAATACGTGTCAATATGTCCCATAACAGCGGCGCTATGGGCGCTAGCAAAACAAAGAAAGAGGAGGTTTAAGAATGGCAAAGGTTGAAGTTAAGGCAAAGACTCCGAAGACAGGGAAGGAAGCGACTATCTTGGTTGATCTGGGAGAGAATGCAGTTGACGCCATCGAGCGTTTCGGTGACGCAGTCGTCTTCTCTAACTACATTGCGAACCAGAAAGTCAACGTGCAGGCTGGCATGAGACGGCATCTCGACGCCGGTAAGTCCCAGGCTGAGATCCAGACGGTTTATGACACCTACAAGCCCGGCGTCACGATGGATCGAGTGGTTGATCCTATGGTGACTCTTGCGAATCGCCTGTCGAAACTCTCGGAAGAGGATCAGCTGAAAGCTATCGAAGAGCTGAAAGCCCGCGTGGTTCGTGGTGGCTCTATCCAGGCCGACGCCGGAGAGGACGAGTAACACCTTCCCAAACGTCAGTTCTCGGGGGTCTGACGACTAAACAAAACCCTCCTTCGGCTTGATAAGGAGGTGTTGCTTATGCGGTGACCTTCAGATATAAAGCAAATCTCAATTGGTTGTAGTATGATGTTTGTCGAGAGGGAGGTAAGTGACAGATGATAACGCTTATCTCCCTCTTTCAAAAGCTTATAAATGTGGGATTTCCTGGGAAGTTGTGTTCTTTATCAGACACCTAACCAGTAACAACTGAGATGTCTGCTAAACAACATAACAAAGGGAGGATGACCATGACTTACGAACAGTTTATTCAAAACTTGGCAGGGCGGTTTGCTATAAAGATTCCTTTCTACATGATGAAGTTTCGACCAAATCTTCATGTTAAACTAAGCACCATCAAATACAAGCGTCATCAAGGCGCTAAAGAGAAAGCCCGCCGACTTCGGCAGATGGAGGCGAGACATGTCTAATAGAGCGTTTAGCTTTACATTATTTGCAACCTTAGTCCGCAGCCATATCGAGAACTACACTGTCCCACAGTATGGTGATGCTCCTGATGACCAGATCGAGCAGTGGACACCTGAACAGTGTATGGACTCCATCAAGCGTTACTGCAACCGTTTTGGGAGCGGGAGGCGTGGGAGGATAGAGGAGCTGAGGGACATGGTTAAGGTTGCCCACCTCGCTCAGATTACGTTTGATAAGATGAAACCCACAATAGAAGAAGTAGCAGCTATCAGAGAAGGGAGGTTATAAGCATGATAGTCGAACTCACCCTGAAGAAAGATGAAAACTGCCTGGGCCTCAAGTACGACCACTACACCTTCGGGAATGTGCATACTGCTATAAACGGTGGGCTGTATATCGAAAAGGGACAGGAAGTGCCAGAGCAGATAATTCTTAAGATGAAGGAGTAAAGTTATGAAAACAACTACATACAAATGTGACAGGTGTGGAAACTCTGATATAACAAATACTATAAAGATAGAAAGAGTAGGAGTCTTTGTAGGATGGTACAAAAAAGAGTACAGCTCTATGGATAATGGAGTTACTCAAGTATCTCTCGAGAAAGATTGGTGCTTGAAGTGTAGAACTGAGACAGGTCTCATAAGAAAGGAAAAAGAAGATGAGACCAAACAAGTACCAATAACTCTAGAAGATATGGTAAGGGAAATAGCATACGACGCTGCTTGTGAAGCTATCCAAAATAGGTGACAGACATGAGCAAGCGATCTGGCATCATGCTAGCCTATCCCTTCGAGGAAAAGCGTCTCTCGAAGTGGAAACCTCCTTATATTCTACAACCAAAACTCGACGGGGAGCGCTGCCGTGCGGTCGTAGACAATGAGGGCTTCGTAACGCTCTTGTCAAGCTCAGAGGCCGTTATCGAAAGCGTCCCTCATATCAACAAGGCGATAGAGAACCTCCACCTCCGCTCTGTCGAACTTGATGGCGAGCTATATATCCACGGCGCCCCGTTCGAGTTTATTGAATCTGTAGTTTCAAGAACTGTCAACATGCACAGCGATGCAAGGCTGGTTGAGTATCATGCTTTCGATGTTGTTTCAGCTGATATGCAAGCAGCGAGGGTTAGTAATCTCCTTAACATTCTTGACCATAGACAGACAGGTATGAACTTTGGGGCACTCCAGGTTGTCCCTTCTCGACTGGTCTATACTCTCGATGAAATCATGAGTGCACTTGATGAGTACAAGAGTGCAGGATATGAAGGGTTTGTTATCAGAGAGGCGAGTGCTTCTTATGTGAGAAAACGGTCTACGCAGATAATGAAGTTTAAGCCAAGGAAGGAGGATCTATATGAGATTGTTGGATGGGCAGAAGAAATATCTATTGCTGGAGTACCAAAGAACAGTCTCGGAGCCCTTATCTGTGGGTCAGACTTTGGGATGCCCCTGCTCTATAACTGGCCTGGAAAGCTGCCAGACGGATACTTTAGTATTGGATCAGGTAGCTTACTTACGAGAGGAAATAGACAGAGCCTGTGGGATGCTAGAGAGAATCTTACGAGGAAGACGGCTCGTGTTAAGTATCAACACCTCACCCACAGAAGAGGAGTCCCTCGGTTCCCCGTGATAGTTGAAATTGTTGATCCTTTGCTCAAAAATTGAACATAGATTTTGGAGAGGCATAGTATGAACTTTGAAATTACATATACTGATCCAGAAACACAGGAAACAATAACTGTAAATCATGCGTTTGAAGATAGTAAAGACCCTAATATTTCTGCAAGAGAATGGGCAGAGGATTACGCTTATAGTCTTGCGGATAAAGGTTGGCATAAAGTGGAGGAGGCCAAATGAATGCTGACAACTACGCCAGCCTTGAGGCAAGCCAAGCGCTTGTGAAGGCGGGGATTGTGATAGAACGGGATACAAGCAGGTTTTGCCTTTGGTATCATGGCGACGAACTATATATGCACGTAAATCACGAATGGCTGTACAGGGTCAGGGACATGTTCAGGGTGTACGAACCAAACATAAACATATCTTTGCCTGGCGCAATTCCTTGTTATACTTGGGCTGAGATGTGGAGGGAGTTGCCCTATCACATGGATGGATATGGGAGCTTATGGTTACTAACGGGAATCGTCCCGGCACTCTTTACTGTGGATACCGCAAGGGATTAGCTACAAGGGAACCATTGTTTGTTGACTACGACAATCCAACCGATGCGCTTATCCACCTTCGCATCTGGCTGAAGGAGAAAGGAGAGAAGGGATGAATCCTCCAAAGAAAGGCAAGAAGTATTGGGAAATTGTGGATCGTGGATGCGGAGGGACAAGAGACTATTGGGGTGAGTATGATTGCAAGCATCCCTATGATTGGACTTGCGATGATTGCCCTGTTTGTATCGAACATCAAAAACACAGTCCTCTTATCGAGGATGAAAGAATATTTGCACAGGAGGGCCGACCATGAACGCTAACCATTTCACCGAGACATTAAAAGACGGCGAGCCTTGCAATCATCCAGGATGTTTAAATCACGTTACTCATCCATGTGAAGGTTGTGGTCGAATAAAGGGTAAGTCTGTAGATTACTTCACCACCGTCCTACTCCCCATGCACATCAAGTTGCAGTGGCTTTACCTAAAGAAGTGCGGGGATTGGCAGGTAGGAGACAAGGTTTATTGTAGGGAGTATGATAGTGCTACAGGAATTGTAATAAGCATTACCGGAACACGCATCCTTGTGAATTTTACGTTTACAGATAGGTCGAGGATCAATGTTCCGTTTGATAAATATGCCAATAATCTGCCACTTTTAATCCCTCGCACAATCGACGAATCCTCCCCGGAGGCGCAGAAGAGGAGTATCGTTGAGATGTTAAACGGAAATAAAGTTCTTGCCTATCTTGGACATAATTGGATGCTATTTAATAACGATAAACAGTTTTTTGGCACAACTCCCACCGAGGCCATCCTTCGGGCCTTGCTGGCGCAGGAAGGAGGAAGGAACAATGAGTAAAAGCAAGATCATATGTGAGAAGTGTAAGCACATGGAATACTGCAAAATACTTTCAGCACAGCGGACACAGAAAGATGTAGAAGTTGTTTATGCAGTGGCCTGTGTCTCATTTGAGGACATCGATCGTGCCGCTCTTAACCCCAACCCAAACCTATGTTCAAATTTTGAACAAAGATAACACATCCGAGGTATTGACATCTGATACAAATTGTGTTATTATGGGTATAATAAGGAGCTTATATGAAAGACGGACAACCCGCTCAACCTACCTGGTATGGTGAGTTCTGCTGGCATGGAGAATATCCTCCGATCAAACTATATTGCACCAGCCCTTCAATCGAACAAGCCTTTCGCTTCTTCTGCAAGCGCATTAGCGAGAAGCTTGGCCATAAGACAAGTAACGAAGTTCGTCATTATTTCTATGACACGAATAAGTATACTATAAGGGAGGTGAAGAAGAAATGAACGCTATAATAGGAGAAGTAGAACATAATATTCCTATACCAACAGTCCAAAGAGGAAAGAATACAAGCAGCAAATACCCTTTCAAGACTATGGCTATTGGAGATTCCTTTCTGGTAAAGTGCGCCCCTGAAGATCGTCTCAAAGTGGCAAAACGCTTAACATCTGCAGGTAATGTACTAAAGGAGTTAGAGGTTAGCACACGACTTGTAAGTAATGGAGTAAGATGCTGGAGGGTAAAATGAGCAAGCGAAAACTTTGTAGGGCAACACTTATCCTCGCTGATAAGCGGGCTGAACACTTGCCAGTTGGCACATATGCTGTTGCAGTCACTGATACCTGGATTCAAGATGGGAGTCTGAAGTTCAGTGGGACTGTTATTGCAAGCACCCTGATAAATATAGTTGATGCTGAGCCACTAACCATAGACCTCAAGGGAGGTCTGATGAACTGCACAAAAGACATGAAAGAGAAAGGAGGCTCCAATGAACCTGAACAACGAAGACATCCAGAGAACATTTGACAAACTCAAGGCACATGCGCCTAAAGATGCTTCTGTCTGCCTGACAATATGCGTGTGGAGGTATAGACATTCTGATGAAGATTGCTCTATTCACTATAGTGCCTATATCAGCTTACAGACTGGAGCGGTAATATCAACTGAACAACCGTCACCAGAAGATGCAGTAAGTATTGCAATAGAAAAACTTGAACGCAAGATGTTCATAAAAGAGGAGGACATAGATAATGCTTCTTGAACACCCAACCTGGAGTATCCACGATGCAACAAAGCTTCAATCTTATATGGACTGCCCCCGCTCATACTTCTACGAGTACGTCCTCGGCTGGAGGCCTGACAGTCCTAACATTCATCTGGAGTTCGGGAGCGCGTGGCACTTGGCAATGGAGCATATGATCCTAAACGGTTATGGAGAGGCCTCGATTCTTGAGGCTTACATGAAGTTTACAAACTATTATCGCCAGTTCTTCTCTGAGGTCATGGATGAGCAGTATCATCCGAAGAATCCGGGGATGGCTCTCAACGGACTTGTTGGCTATTCGAGAGAGTATGTCAACGACAAGTTCACTCCACTGTTTACTGAGATTGCTGGCTCTGTCTCCTTGACAGACAAGTATACGCTGTCCTTCAAGATCGACTCTATCCTCGAAACACCTGATGGGATTAAGAGTCGTGAGCATAAGACTGGCTCTCAACTCAGCCGACCTTGGATAGATCAGTGGCTGCTCAAGATGCAGACTGGCGTCTATAACCATGTCCTCTATTGTCTGTTCCCTCGTGAGAGGGTCTGGGGAGTCGAGATCAATGGAGCGATCTTCTCAAAAAAGGAAGTCAAGTTCCAGCGTGTCCCTGCTCGTCGGACAGTTGAAGGGATGGAGAACTGGTACTGGAATACCATCTGGTGGCTCGACGAACTGACAGTAGACTTCGAGCGTCTCCAGACCTGCAGTCCAGATGACACCATCATGAGATGTTTCAAGATGAACACTGAAAACTGCACAAAGTACTTTGGCTGTCGCTATCATGACTTCTGCACAGCGTGGGGAAATCCTCTTGCTCGTTGCGAAGAGGTTCCTGTTGGCTTTAAGATCGAGTACTGGAATCCGAAGGCTGAGGAAGAAGATGCGAAGGCTGTTTTCAGAATAACAGAACAGGAGGTAAGACAAGAAAAGTGAAAGAGATAGACAAGTACGAAATAGATAGAGACATATATGAGGTAGCCAAGAGCCTGAACTGTAAAGTACGCCTTCCTAGTAAGACAACAATACAGATAGATATCGACTCTGAGGAAGGCTTTAGTCTGTTTAAGGATCGTATAGGTCTTGTTCAGAGGTATATCTATCTTGGTGATTACAGAGTCTGGACAAGTAAAAGTGGATTCCCAAAGAGGCATATAGAGATTGATGTAGGAAGTCATGTACCTCTTGGGAATCCACTTCGTATTCTCCTACAGGTTATACTTGGTTCAGATATCAATAGGGAGGTACTTAATACCATAAGATATCTGAAGTTTGGAGACAGCAAAAGCTGTTTCTTTGAACCTTTAACAGGAGGTGGGAGCGAAAATGAAAGCTCAGGAACTGAGGGATAGGCTTGCCGCTGTCCGTGACTTTGTAGTTAAGGTAGATGGCAAGAAGATTGAGGAAGTTGTGATCAACATATCTGATCGGAGAGTCTATATATCGACGACTCCCATCCCAGAAGCAAAAGAGAAGGGAGAGAAAAAGGCATAATGGCTATTGACATTAAAAAGGAGTTCGCTGACATCAGGGCTATGTATGATAGCTCAGCACAGCAGAAAAGCTATAGTGCGTTGATCTATGGCGACTTTGGAACTGGGAAGACGGAGCTATCAAAGACCTGTCGCCTCCCTGTCCACACCGACAGCTTTGATCCTGGCGGAACCAAGACTGTCAGAGACGAGATAAAGGCTGGTAAGATTCTGGCTGATGTTCGCTTTGAGGTTGAGGACCCAATGAGGCCTTCCGCGTTTGCTTTATGGGACAGGGAGTATCATAGGCGAAAGCGCGATGGGTACTTTGGGCAAATAGGAACTTACTTCCTCGATTCATCTACAACCTGGGCATCTGCTGCTATGAACGTGATCCTTCAGAAAGCTGGTAGACTTGGAGGTCCTCCCTTCCAGCAGGACTATCTCCCTGCCATGAGTATGATCGAGAATGCGATCAAGGACATGATGACACTTCCCTGTGATGTTATCTTAACTGCACACCTGGACGTTGATAAGGACGAAGCGACTGGTCGCATGTTTGTCGGCCCTCTGTTCGTGGGAAAGCTGAAGCAACGAATCCCAGTCCTCTTCGACGAGCTCTATTGTATGCAGACAAAGAATACGAGTGCAGGGATAGTATATAATCTCCTTACGAGAAGCGACGGTACGTTCAAGGCTCGGACGAGATTAGGAAAGGGGGGACTATTCGAGACATATGAGAAGCCTGACATCAAGGCTCTTCTGAAAAAGGCAGGGTATCCTACTGACGACAAGCCGTATTGAGAGGAGGATGCAAGTGGCAGAAACAGTTCAAGATAACATCGTTGAGTGCTACGAGAAAGTGCAGGGAGGGGCGCAGAAGTCTCAGTATGAGACTGAGAGTGTAAAGATCACTGCATATCGAGTAGGGCAAATAGTTAGGATTGACATAAAGGAGAAATAGCAATGGGACAAAAGAGAAAGTATAGAACCATCAGTATTATTCCTTGTCTTAATGGGTTCATGTGCTCTATAGGCTGTCAGACGGCAGTGTATAGATATGCAAACGAGATGCTTATTGATCTTGCTGCATACTATAATGACCCTGAAGGTACAAGCGAAAAGTTTCTGGAGAATACCTTAGTGTACGTAGATACAATGGCACCGGCTCCTGCAACAGCTGCTGTTGAAGGCTTATGCTAAGGTACAGACTAACCAATAAGAGAAATGAAAGGAGAACAAACAGAATGAGTTTCATCGACATCGACACTGAGAACGTAGAAGGTTTCCACACAGTACCAGCCGACAGAGAGTATGAGCTCCGCATCCTGAAGATCACCCAGAAGAACAGCAAGAAGGGTGATCCTATGCTTGAGGTCCAGCTGGACATTCCTGAGGACCCCAAGAGTAAGGACATCTTCCACTACATCATGCTGCCGACCAACGCAGATGACGAGAAGCGGAAAGCCCAGAAGCTCCTGAATCTGAAGGACTTCAAGTCGGCGTTCAGACTTGCACAGTCTGGCCCTATCAACCTGGACGAGCTTGAAGGCCTGCGAGGCTGGGCGATCCTGAAAGAGGAAGCTGGAGACGGTGAAAACGAGGCCAGAAACAGCGTGAAGAGGTTCGTCACGGGGAGGTAGCTATGGACAACTGGAAAGACCGATCGAAAGGGAGACAGTGTGGGAAGTGTACCAGCTTCGTCGAGAAACCTCCCATTGACGCTGCGAGCCGTACTTACACCATAGTTGGCCGCTGTAGGCGTCATGCTCCTCAGACAAACGAAGGGTGGCCTGTTGTCTTCCCGACAGATAGTTGCGGAGACTTCAAGCTGGATGAGAATAAGATCTAACAAACACATAGAGGGTATCTATCATTGCAGAGAGACTACAAACCATAATACTTGCCGCACCTTTAAAGGGCAGGAGTAAACCTCCGATGATATGATACCCTCTATGTTCATATTTTGAACAAAGGATTTGTAATGAGACCTTCCAAAGACGACTATTATCTCGAAATCGCAAGCGTGGTTGCAAAGAGAGGAACCTGTCTCCGTCGCAACTATGGAGCTGTCATCGTCAACAAGGACCAGATTGTATCAACTGGATATACAGGGGCACCTCGTGGCATCCTGAACTGCTGTGATGCTGGTTTCTGTAAACGCCAGAAAGCAAACGTACCTGCTGGAGAAAGGTATGAACTCTGTGAAAGCGTCCATGCAGAGATGAATGCAGCTATCTCAGCAGGAAGGGAACGCTGCATAGGTGCCACTATATATGTAGTTGGTCGTGATACGGAGACAGACACGCTCTTATCTACCCTCCCTTGTCTTCTCTGCTCTCGAGTAATCGTTAACGCAGGTATCGAAACAGTAGTAACATTAACAGAAAGGAGGCAGATCAGTGCCCGTTGATTATGTCCCTCGAATCTCCATAGAGGTTTCACCTGAGCTATATGATAGGTTCACAAACCTCATTGCATGGGGACTACGGTCGAAGATTCTCGCTCCATTGATAGAGGATCTTTGTGAGTGTATAGAACAGAACGGAGAGATTGTTCTTGGCGCTATACTGAAAAGGAGTATAGACGTTTCTCATATCATGAAAGGAGTGAATAAAGGTGGAACTGGCTGACATCAGAAAGAGTGTCTTGAACATGACAGAGGAAGAACTTAGGTCATGTCTCTTAGCCATTCGACAAAGTAGACGTGTAACTAAGAAGGCACCCACTAACACAAGTAAGAAAAAGGTGTCTACCTCTGGGGACTCAAATGCAAGTATCGAAGCCCTCATTGGAAGCTTGTCACATGAACAAGTCTTACAAATGCTTGCGAAAATGGAAGGAGGCAGTAAGTGATATCTCTCAAGGAAATCCCACTTAAGACTATAACGTTTGGAGAACGGTTTAGGGAAGATTATGGTGATCTCTCTGACCTCGTCGCTTCATTCAAAAAGGAAGGAGTTATCCAACCACTCGCAGTATGCGAACAAGAAGATGGGTCTTATCTCCTCCTCGCTGGCGGCCGGAGGTATATGGCAGCAGATAAGGCTGGTCTCGAGTCAGTCCCAGTCCGCTGCTATCCTGCGACCTTGAGTGAGCTGGAAAGAAGAAGCATCGAGTTGATGGAGAATATCTGTCGGAAGGATATGGACTGGCTGGAGGCAGCTAAGCTTAAGAAGGAGATTCATAATCTTCAGGTTGCTATTCATGGAGAGAAAATATCAACAGCTGCTGACGCTCCTGGACACTCGAAGCGTGATACAGCTGCCCTCCTTGGTGTTGCTCCTTCAACTGTCGTTCAGGATATAAACCTGGCAACTGCTGTCGAGATGTTTCCAGCCCTTGCGAAAGCGAAGAACAAGAATGAAGCAAGCAAGATGCTCCAGAAGTTTCAGGAGAATCTGATTCGTGGTGAGCTTGCGAACAGGATTGCCAGCAAGACGGCTGATACTCCTATCGAGAGGATTCACATGAATCTGATCAATAGCTTCATCTTGGGAGACTTCTTTGAGGGTGTAAAGAATGTTCCTGACAAGAGTATCGACTTCATTGAGCTTGACCCTCCTTATGCTATCGACCTTAACGCTGTGAAGAGGGATATGGGAACTCGTTCTGAGAGTTATAACGAAGTTGAGCGAGTTGGATACGCAAGCTTCCTCTGTCAACTCTTCAAGGAGTGTGAGCGAGTCATGTCCACTAACAGCTGGATGGTTATCTGGCATGCTAAAGAGTGGTTTCAGCAAATCATTGACACTATCACTCCTCTCGGCCTTTTCGGCAGCGATAACACTATGGCCATCTGGTACAAGGGAAATGTTGGTCAGACAAATATGCCTAACCTTTATCTGGCCAGTAGCTACGAACAACTCCTTTATGTTCGCAAGGGCCTTCCCAGCATCGTCCGTCAAGGTCGAAGCAACGTGTTCAACTATAAACCAGTCGCATCAGCGAAGAAGATTCATCCAACTGAGCGTCCTGTCGAACTCATCCAAGACATCATGCAGACATTCTGCTGGGATGGAGCTCGCTGCATGGTCCCCTTTCTTGGATCAGGCAACAGTATCCTTGCGGCAAGTAACCTTGGCATGGCAGCTTTTGGATGGGAGCTTTCTAAGGAGTATAAAGATGGTTATATCATGAGGGTCGGCGAGAATAGACCCACTGGATATAGAAGCTATAAGGAGCAACAGAATGCCTAAACTCGTCATGGGATCAGGTCCTATAGACGCTAAGATTGTGATGGTTGGAGAGGCACCTGGAAGAGACGAGGAGTTGCAGGGAAAACCCTTCGTTGGAACATCAGGTGAACTCCTCACAAACATCATGCACCAAGTTGGTATAGCTCGTGAAGAGGTCTATATAACCAACGTGGTGAAAGAGCGTCCTCCGGGGAATGATATCTCACACTTTATAAAGTTTGATAAGGGAAGAGTTCTCAAGACTCCTAAGTATGATGAGTATGAGAAGCTCTTATATGAGGAACTCGCTCAGACCAACGCTAACGTCTATATAGCAATTGGTGGAGTGTCTATGTATGCACTCACTCGCCTCACTAAGATTATGAAGCGAAGAGGGTCGATTCTCATTGGTGAGTTTGGGCAAGGTGGACAGAAGATCATTCCTATCATCCATCCTGCAGCAGCCCTCAGGAATTATATCCTCACTCACTTCATCCGCTTCGATCTGA